TTAAAAAGAGAATGAGCCAATTAAATTCAGGCCTTTAAATTTCTCTAATAATTGTTCTTTGCTTTCAATATGTGCAGGGTCTGGTTCTATACAATCGATTGGGCAAACCGCTTTACATGTTGGTACATCATAAAAACCTACACATTCTGTACAACGAGATGAATCAATTTCATAAACTTTGTTGCCTTCAAAAATAGCCGTATTGGGGCATTCTGGTAAGCACATATCACAATTGATGCAGTCATTCGTAATCAAAAGGGCCATGTTTAACTCACTGAATAAGCCAATGTAGAGGCAGTAATACTTTCTTTCGCATGCGGCAAATTGCGTATGAGTAGGGCATAACTAACATCAACATCTTGTGAAAGTGGAATCTCAACAAAATGTCCCGAACCTTTAGCATCTGTAATTGGATTGCCCTTTAAATCGCGCATTTCGGTTAAGGTAAAGCTGATATTGCCTTGAGGCATCATCAGCTCAAGTGAGTCGCCAATCACAAAACGGTTTTTCACCTCAATGCGAATATAATCGCCGTGACGTTCTAAAACTTCACCACAAAATTGTTGATAGTCAAAATGTGATGATCCGTCAGCATAGTTTTGATATTCGCTATGTACATGCCGTCTTAAAAAGCCTTCAGTGTAACCGCGGTTTGCCAAACCTTCGAGTTGGGTCATTAAACTTGGGTCAAAAGGTTTACCTGCTAATGCATCATCAATGGCTTTTCGATAAATTTGAGCAGTGCGAGCACAATAAAAATAGGATTTAGTACGGCCTTCAATTTTCAGTGAGGCAATGCCCATTTTTGTTAAACGATCTACATGTTGTACCGCACGTAAATCTTTAGAGTTCATAAAATAGGTGCCGTGTTCATCTTCTTCGGCAGCAAACATTTCTTCATCATTACGTTGTACGAGTAAAGTTTGAACCGAGGTTGTTTCTGATTGTGCTGATGAGCAGCAAGACTTTTCTGGTGTATTTAGCTGAGTGGTTGGAATTACATCGCCGTTTGCATCTTCTTGGGCTTCATGCAGTTTATAGTCCCAACGGCAGGCATTGGTACAAGCACCTTGGTTGGCGTCACGCTTGTTCATATATCCGGAAAGTAAACAGCGGCCTGAGTAGGCCATGCATAGAGCGCCATGTACAAAAACCTCGAGTTCAATATCGGGCACATGTCGCTGGATTTCTTCTATTTCTTCTAAAGATAATTCACGAGATAAAATCACGCGGCTTAGGCCGTAGTCTTTCCAAAATTTAACAGTAGCCCAGTTAATAGCGTTGGCTTGAACCGATAGATGAATTTGCACTTCTGGGAAATGCTCACGCACCATCATAATTAAACCCGGATCAGACATAATCAGAGCATCTGGCTGCATAGCCACAATTGGCTCAAGATCGCGTATAAAGTTTTTTAATTTGCTGTTATGTGGCTGAATATTTACCACAACATAAAACTTCTTACCCAAAGCGTGGGCTTCATCAATTCCGATTTTTAAATTGTCATGGTCAAAAGCATTATTACGTACACGTAAGCTATAACGGGGTTGTCCTGCATATACGGCATCTGCACCATAGGCAAATGCATAGCGCATGTTTTTAAGTGAACCTGCGGGAGAGAGAAGTTCGGTTTTCATAAAATAAAAGGCATAAAAAATATATGGTTTTATTTTATTAACTCTATATTTTCGATTCAACCTACTGAATTAGTAGGAATTTGAGTTATATCATTTTGCGCGGGTAGCATATTTTTTGCTAACTCTCCTAAGCGCATCAAAGCATTTAACATTTTCGGATTTAATTCGAAACAGGCTGCTATACGTAAACAATGGCTAAAACGTTTATCAGCCGAACATAAAATTCCTGGCATACATAAGATCTTTTCATCCATTGCTTGATGAAACAGTTCTAATGTATCAATAGATTCGGGTAGCTCTAACCATAAAATAAATCCAGCTTGTGGACGACTAACTCGAGTACCGAGTGGAAAATAGCGACAAATATAAGAGTTGATGGTGTCGATTTGTTGTTGATAGCGCTTTTTGAGCTGACGTAAATGCAGATCATATCCGCCATTTTCTAAAAAAAGTCCTAAAGTTTCGGTGAGTAAAGTTGGTTCGGCAACGGTTGTTGTTAATTTAATTTGCTGCACAATATTACGAAAGCGTCCAGCTTCTAGCCAACCAATTCGATAGTCAGGTGCCACATGATACCTAATAATATAAATATATAAGAGTGATGAGATAATTGTGGGATTTAGCGGGATAAGATGGGATTGAGTGGGATAAGATCTGAAAAGACTTTTCATAATGTGAAATAGAAAAAGCGGGCTTTTAGTCCGCTTTTTTATTCGAATAAATCCAGATTCTGATCTAAATTGAATTTAAGCTTTTCTTCGCCATTTACGATATGACGGATTGTTCTAATTGTCACGCCAAATTTACGGGCAATTTTGGAACGGCTTTCTTTCCTTGCAGCCATTTCACGAATCGTTCTATTACGCATAGCAATCGTGATTGTAGTTGCCATAGGCACTTCTATTGAAGTGTTCCCTAGGTGCTCTGAGAGTAACAGTAGCTTAGAATAACCAATGATCTGTGATAGGTCATGATGAATGCCTAACGCATGTTTATGGGGTACAAAAACTAGGATGCCGCCATAGCTCTCAATAAGACTCAAAGCTGGTTTTATGCCGATAAGCTTCGCCACAAATGCAAAGTTTTTAGGCATAAGTGCAATGAGTTCTTCATCTGAAAATAGTTGCTGTGCATCAGTGATGTGAGGACGATAAACCATAATTGCTCCCGCTGTTATCCCATGTTAAGATTTAGCAGTCTTATGATTTATCTCCTCTTACTTTCGTCGGTGGGTGGAATTTAAAACCTCAGTGTTGGCGCACTGGGGTTTTTACTTTCTTATTGTTCTGTTCTTTCAATGCCGCAACGTTTGCACCATTGTCTTAAGTGATTAATGATCATGTCTGCGTGATGACTGCTCATAAATTGTAAGGCACTCACACCAACTCTTTTCTCTACAAATTTTGCTAAAGCTTTTTCGCTACTGTTTCTGACCTGACCAGCCCCATGAAGCTGTAACCATAAATGGCGGATTAATTTACTCTGGTCGTCATTAGCTAAATTCTTAACTCCAGATTTATTTTTTGATTCAACTTCAAAGCCAAGTTGCTTTAAGCGATCAAGCACAGCTTCAAGTTGTGCTGGATTCAAATCTTTAGAACTCGTTTTACCAGTAGTACTGGTGATAATGTCTCGGTATAGCTCATCATCTAAACCAAGCTTTGTTTTAGCTACATGGATTAGCTTGATCAGATTAGCTTTTTTATTGAATTTCATTTTTTGCCCATCCTTGCTAACTTAGCGCGTGCCTCGCCCAGCTCACAAAATAGATGTACAGTAAGGTTGTAATAACTGATTAAAGTATTACCAATATCTTTACCATCAATCTGTTTCCATAAATTGATTTCAGCTTGGCAATGCTTTGTAATCGTTGTTTGATTTGAATTATCAATTTTCTTTAACTTTGCTGGCATATCACACCACACCTTGAAATGCTTGAAACAATCCAATAATTGCTAGAAAAGCCAATGTGATTGATGCACCTGCTTTAAATTTATATGACCGTTTTTCAAAAACAGTTAGACCAGTATTATTTTTTGTGGTCCAAGCTAATTTTGCTTCTTTAAAACATGAAGTAAGCCCCATTAAAAAGACTGCAAAGTAAGCTAAAACCGTTGCCCAATTCATGATTACACTCATGGAACCTCTCCCAAGCTTTCCACAACTTCAGGTGGTAACTTCTCTAAATCTTCAACTTTGATCATTGATGCTCACCATATTTTTTTGCTCCACATTCACATTGATACAGGCCTTGAAGGCTAATACGCACACTGCGGCCATTAATTGATTGACGCTGTACGTTTTTAATGTGATTCCATTTATGCCGATTGCCTAAAGTGCATTTTTTCATTAAGAAATTTCTCCTTATCGCTGCTCATCAGTACTGGATCACGACATCCAGCAGACACAGGCACGAATGCCTGTGTTTCGCTTATGCTTCTAAATCATCAAGATCAATAGGGTTTACAGCGCGGTCTAGACTTAAAGGGAATTTGCCAATTAAGCTGATTGCAGTAGAGATGCCAGCTTTAAAAGCACGGCTCTGCTCATCATTTAATTCTTTTTCGCCACCTTCACCAGCCAATACAACGTTACCTTCACAGTCGGCAATATCATTTAAGGTCTCCATACGTTGTTCAAACCAGAAAATGGTATCTTCAACAAGTTTGGCAATATCTTGAGTTGCACTAACCGTTTGTTCCTGTGAATTATTCATAAGTTGCCTCACTTAAAAGTTTGTTGATTGTGCTACTGTTCGAGTTAGAGCCATTAGACCTTGTTGAAGATTAGTAATTCCAATATTTAACCAACGATCAGGTTGAGCTTGAGTCAGGCGTTTATCTTCTTCTTGATCATTGTTATCAAAAGCAGTTTGGTACTGGTTACCAACATGGTCGCGTACCTTTTGAGTAAGTACTTCTAACGCTTCCCCATGAGCTTTAATCTCGTTTATCAAGTCTATTTCTGGTTGAGAAAGATCACGGTAGCCTTTAATAGGTGTTTTTTGATTTTCCATTACTTAACAGCCTCTTTAAGTGCTTTACCTGCCTTGAATGAAGGTACTTTTGAAGCAGCAATTTGAAGCTCTTCACCAGTTTTAGGGTTGCGACCAGTACGCGCAGCGCGTTCTTTTACAGAAAAAGTTCCGAAACCGATTAAAGCAACGTCTTCACCAGCTGCAAGTGCTTTAGTGACACCACTTTCAAGGGCATTAAGAGCAGCTGTAGCTTGTGCTTGAGTAAGAGAAGCAGTTGAAGCGATATGTTTGATAAGTTCTGATTTATTCATGAGTTGTATTTCCTTCAGTAGTTTTTTGAGCTTGGTTAAGTGCTGCACATGCAATTTCTGCATGCTCATGGCGGTAGAATTGACCGACTAAAGCGTCGTCTTCACGGGCGATTGCAAATAGGGCTTGCGGATCGTCGTTTAATTGGGGTTCTAGTGCTTTAACTGTGTACATATTTATGGCCTCAGTCTTAGGTTCAGTAAGCAGCTGTAGCTGCTGGATCAACGGTTTCAATTTCATAGCCAAAGTTGTTGCGTGATTTAACAGATGCACCAATTTCAGCGATTAGTTCTGGTGTAAGTTGTTTGATAGCCTCCTTATCAGGTTCGGTTTTAGTTCGGATGCAGTGTTCAAGTTGCAATTGCTTAAGCACTTGACATGTAAAAACAGGATCTGGAATGGACACACTTGTTGATAAGCGATAGCCAACCGAGCCATGCGTCAGCTTTTTGCTTTTTATCTGTGAAAACTCAGTTTTACGGTGATCACAAAATTCTTTAAGTTGAAGTTCATGCGCCTTAACGCGTTCTAGTAGAGGCTTAAGACGTTCTTTTGTTGCTTCCTTAAGCTTGTCGACCTGTTCATTACAAGCAGATTCTTCAAGTGCAATATCACGGTTGAGTTCCGCCATTTGTGCCAATGTTTGATCGACAGCTTCCCAGCTTTGAAGTTGTGGCTCTTTAAGTGCTTTACGTGCCATTAGTTTGTTTGCTCCTCTGTTTCAGCCGCTTTTAAGCGTTGGTAACACTGTTCTAAAGTTTCATCTGGCTGCTTGTGCTGAGCGACATGCGCCATAAGTTGTTCTTTGGGTATGTTCTTCAGCCCGCGCTCAGGCTGCTTCTCATTCAATTGTGTAAAGCCCATCATTTCTTTAAAGCTGTAGTTTGGACGGGCATTTTTTTGACGTTCATGTTCAGCTTGCTCAGCCGCACGCTCAGCTTCAGATTTTGCTCTTGGTGCAGCTGCTGCACGTTCGTTTGGAACTGGTGCATTTTCTGGCTTGAATGAGCTGATCACTTCATAAAGATAGCCGTGGTTTTTCAGAGGCAACTGCAATTTGCCTTGGTCACGACGCTCAAGCATGGTGTTAATTGCCCAGATCCACGCTGCCTTAGGAGCTGGGTAACTGTGATGACCACGTTTAATCTGTTGAGCATTAATATCTCCAGAAATTTCACTGAGTAAGTTTGCTGTACGTTCAAAAGTAAGTTCACGATTTTGAGAGCGGAACATTCCCAAGTACTTGACCAGTGGCGTAGCTAAATCACCAACCAGATTTAGTGAAGCAACGAAAGCTTTGCTTGCTTCACCATGCCCTAATAGGGCATCTAGGCTGTTTGTTGCTCCGCATGCTGGACATCTAGTTTTCATAGCGTGTGTCACCTGTTGCAGCCATCAATGCATGAGCATGGGCTTTCCATTCAGCTTCAAGTTCAGCGTTTTCACCAAACTCACGAATATTGTCATGGACATGGTCAATAGTTTTTTCTGCACAAAACTGAGCAGATTCTTTTGGTACAAGCACATAGTTACCACTGACCAATTTGTCGATATCTTTGGCAAAATGAGCACGTTTCTGTTGGATATTCATAGAACACCTCGAATATGCTTTGAGTTGCTTTCAACTGCTGTTTGACAGTCAATGCAAAGCTTTACGTTGCCCAGAGCACGACGACGCTCTGGAATTTCATTCCCACAATTGATGCATTCATGTTCACTTTCACCATCAAATGTTGGGCGATTAGAAAGGGTTTGCTGGATGCGCTCTTCAGCAATGCCTTCAGCCATATCTACGGGATCAGCCATTTTATTTTTTCCCCTTTTTATTCTTGGTTTTGGTTTCATCTACTGGTGTGCAACATTCAAGGAGAAAAAAGAACGCAATCAATAAATAGAAACATTCAACTGCATCTTTCTTATTAGTTGGAACTACACAAGCTAAGACAGAAACCAAAAGCATCAAGATAATGAAAGCTAAAAGTCTGGTTTTGCTCATGCCACCAAATAAGGTTTTAAACATTTAAACCCCCAAAGCTGCGATAACTACAGCGACTGCAATGAACCAAACTAAAAAGTTCACTATCAGTAAATTTCTTAAAGTAAATTTCATGGCCTATACCTCCATCACCAAGTCGCCAGTGACAACATCGACACCCAAGTCGGCAGCAACGTTTAATGCACCCGTCAAAAGGTTGCCTACTGCAAGTGGGTATAAAAGGCTTTCGCTATGGTTCTTACGACCAACATTGCGAGAAAGTTTTCTGCAAATGGCATCAATGCCAGACTCATCAATAAAGTCTGAAAGTTGACGCCCAGCTGCTTTGCAACGATGCTGTAAATAGTCAACAAGCGTGGTTTGCGTGAATGGTTCAAGGGTCACAATTTCACAACGCTGTACAACTTCACGAACTTCAGGATTGTTTTCAGCCAATTTGATTTTGAGTTCATCCTGACCAATCAAAACGATTGAAAGTAATGGAGTAAAACCATTCTTAAGTTCAAGAAAGCGCTTGAGATGTTTTAAAGTCGGAATAGGTAAACTATGCGCTTCTTCAATAATCAGTGTGTGATGTAGCCCAGCTCGACTAGACTCTTTTAATAAGCTGTGAATTTGCTGAAAACGTGCTTCAGGTGAACGCTTTACATTTGTACTTGGCGCCAATGCTCGTAAAATTGCTTCGGCAATATGTGAAGATTTTAAAGTTTTACCTTTGATGTCATCTGCTTCTGTCGCAATCACGTAAGGTTCAATAATGATCGTTGGTTCACGCTCACGTTCTATTCGATCATGTGTCTCCATACGAATAGTTGTTTTACCCGAACCTGATTGACCAACTAATGCAATGAATGAGCTGTTGCCTTTGACAGTTTGCCAAACTGCTTCACGTGCATAATTGATGTTTGAATCCTGATAAAATTCTGTTGCATTACGAATTTCTTCAGTAAAGATATTTTTAAATAACTTAAATTTTCGTTTTGCTTCTGGTGTTAATGTTTGTTTGCGTAGTAGCATGAGTTGCTCTTCCTCCGGTTGAGTAGTGCTGTCAGTCCCACCATCCAAGGCTTGGTCGTTATTGGCGTGGGATTGGTCAGCATCTAATGCGTTTTGAATGTCTTCAGGTGCAATGCCTTTGTTCTTTAAAAGCTCAATGAATTGGGCTTTAAACTCAGCAGCGCGTTTCTTCGGGGATAACCCGTGATTAATAAATAAATTGACAGTTGCAGTACTTACTCCCAGCGGTTTGCAGAGCGAGCTTTGCGTCATGTCATGTTGTTTAAGCAATTGTTTAAGTGCGCTCATTGATTACTCTCCAACCACTCGTAATTTTGGTTTTTGGGTTGCAGCTTTGATGCCCTCTGCAATTTCGGGAATAACGTCTTGCGGAACCTCTCCGTTAGGGAAAGATTTTTTAAGTGCTGCCATACATTCAGGTGTCCACAAATCACCTACAAGGCCACGAATTTGTTTTGCAGCTTGGATCAAGTTGACTGGTGCAACCTGACGACGGCTAATTTCTGTCTGCATTTGTTCGCCAGCACGATTGATGTAGGTAGGAACCTCAACCGCTGTAACATCTGCCATAGCATTGAGCTGGCCTTCATATGCTGGTTTCTTCTTGGCAATCGCTTTATCAACTTGCTCAAGAGTGTCTGCGTCATAAGCTTTTTTAAGGATGCGTTTGCGGTTTTCATCAATTTTGCTTTGAGGCATTGCCTTGATTTCTTCACCGATGATTGCTGCATCATTTCCAAAGCCAACCCAGTCAACTTGCATCGGTTCACATGTAAAGATGACCTCATTGCCATACTGATCTTTGGTAATCACATCGATGCATGGGGCGCGGTAAGGATTGACCACAATCTGCAATTTGGCTTTTGGATAGACACCTTCAACATGACGCACGTCATAGTCTTGTGAGCCATAGCCCTGAATGGCATGACTAACTGTTAAATTGGCTTTGACAGTTCTCTCTACTGGTACGGTACTGATGAGTTCACGACATAATTCCATTGGAGGAGCAATGCGTAATTGTTCTGGTTTAATGGTTAGCCAAACAGCATTGCGTGTTCGTTTAGTGCGGCTATGTACTTTGGTTTCATTCCAATAACTACGCCATGAAGCGACATGGGCATTTAGTTCTTGAATATTGTTGATCTGCATAAAACGCAGACGACCTTCAAACTGTGTCTCAACAATATTGTTGCCATTTTCAACTTGGCCTTTTGCCTGCGAATTACCTGTAGCATGGGCAATAAAAGTCACATCAAGACGTTCAAGTAAGTTCTTAAACAATCCACTGGTGTTTGCACAGCCTTTGTCTGCATACAAAATGTTTGGCACACCATGCAATGGCTCTTGTGCTGAACGTTTTTGGATGCCGTTTAAGAAAACCTCAATTAAGTTTTCAGAGCTTTCACTGCCAGTCACATATTCAACATAAATTGAACCTGAAAAGTGGTCGGTCATGACATAACGAATTACGCGGTCATTTTCGATTTTCTTCACATTTGCAGGTTTGTTCTTGTAAAACTTTTTCTCATCCATCACTTGCATACCGCCTTTTGGCAGGTAAAACAAAACACAAACAGATGCATCAACTTGCCAAACATGGTTTGGGTGTAGTGATCTTTGCTGGGTATGAGCTGTTGGTGTTGCCAGTTGTTTCGGGTGGCACATGTTTTGTTTCATGATGCGTGAAACAGTTGCTGCTGATACTTTTGGCGCTTTACCATCTGCAATGAGCATTTCAAGTGCTGTTGTTACTGGTAAAGTTTTCTTGCCATTAGCACGTGTTGCCACATGCACCATGCCGCCAATCATTTCAGCTACTTCTGTTGGTACAACTGTTTTTCCTTTATCAGAGCGCTGTTTGCGTTCAGATTTAAAACCTACTTTTTCAAGTTCACGGTAAAGTTGTGGTTTGCTAAGACTTAAAAATTCACAAGCAGTTTTAACAATCGCAGCTTTCCCACCAAACTCAGCAGCAGTAAGTTTGGCTGCAATCTCACGCAAGTAATCTTGTTTCGCTAAGTTTGGATTTGACATGATTACTGCTCCACGTTTGTTACATTAAATGGAGTAGCGTCTTGATCCGCAGGCGGCAACCATGCTGGGTTCACCATCGTTTCAAAATCAATTTGTATTCCTAGCTCAACACTAGTTTGTGCAATCTGTTGAAATGCACTTATTACGAGGGCTTCTAGTTGCTCTTGAATGCTGTAAAGGCCATGTTCATTGATGGTGTCTAAAACAGAGTTGATGCTATTTGTAAAACGGACAGTGTCGTTATGCATGGTGAGACATGCTGCATTAGCTTCTTCAAGTGCTTTTTTGGTAAGTTGCTGAGCTTCATTTTCAGCACGTTTTTTGATTTGAACTGGGCTTTTTGCCTTGGTTAGTTCGCTATCAAGCTCGTTAATCTTTTGGTCTTTCTTCAGAAGAAGTAAGTCTGTGGCTTCTTTGTCGGCTTTAACTCTGCGTAGTTCATCCTTTAATTCACGCACTGACATGGTTTCGATTGTGTCTAATGAAACCTCTCCAATGCTTCCACCTTGTTCGATGATTTCTATTTCATCATCATCAAGTGTCACAAGCTCAAGCAATTTTGTTTGATTTCCAGCTTTCTGCAAAAGCGAACTCGAATTCGTTTTTGAGAATTTCAAAACCGCTGACATGAATTTTTGTGCCATACGTGGAGTAAAGTTCAACATCTCAACACGCTTATTAAACTCACCATGAGGTGTAATTTCTTTTAAAATTAATAAGCGTTTGCCTAGCTCCATGACTGCTTCAACAGTTCGTTGTTGGAAAAAGCGAATTTCATCTTCCAATGCACCTACAGTTAAAGCTCCTTCATAACCAAGTTGCGTTGCTAAGCCTGCAACAGCCTTGGTGTGATTTTGAATTTCAACTTCAGTGATTACTTCATTACTCATAACGAACCCTTATTAAAATTGTGTGTTTAGACGTTGCTTGTATTCATCGATACGAGCTTGAACGCGTTCGCATTCTTCTTTACATGCCGCACCAAACCGAACTGCTTTCATGCTTGGCGCATAATTGCCGTTGTCACGTTTTTCTGCCCAGCCATTTGCTTCAAGTGTTTGTAAGGCACGTGTGATAAACACAGGTGTTTCATTTAGGCTTTCAGAAAGTTGTTTGTTGCTAACACCAGCAATGTAGTGACCACGTAATGCGAATAAGACACTTAAAACTTTTGCTGCTGATTTATTTGTTGCTGACATTAGTGATCACTCCCATATTTGAGTGATACAAGTTGATTGCGTAAGATTTCATTGTCTTGTTCAGCCATAAACCAGCCAAAAAAACCTAAAAAAATAAGAAAGATAGCGATTAGACCTAGTGCTGTTCCGCTCTTATCCATTTTGCTCTCCTTAGTGATTTGGTATAAAAAAGGGTTAAAAAAGGTATAAAAAGCGGTTAATCTATATCAGCAGTTTGAGGAGGGACTTTTAGTCCTAAAGCCACAGCAATCTGATGACCTTTGCCATAATGACCTTTACGTGATCCGCCAATCACTCGATAAACGTCATGAACATCAAAGCCATTTTCTTTTGCGAATTGCGCCAAGGTTTTACCTTGGTTACGAAGGTTCTCTTTGATCTGTTCCTTCGTTAAAGGTGCTGATTTGGTTTGCATGTTTTGCTCCTTTTAGTGCTTTTTGGATGGTGCTTTAAAGCATCACTAATAAGGTGAATTTACCCCGTTCGGGTTAAACAATCAACCCCTTTGGGTTTATTTTTGAGAATTTGTTATGTCTGATTCTTTTGGTAGTCGTATTCGAAGCATTCGTGGAAAAGAATCAAGAGCTTCTTTTGCAGAAAAGTTAGATGTCGGCACGACCACACTGCAACGTTATGAAAATGATGAAAGATCACCTGATTTTGAATTTATAAATAAACTTCAACAGCTTACGGGTTATTCATTTGATTATTTGATCTCTGGTAAAGAACCAGATTTGCCAATTGAAGAAAATCTTTTATTGAGTAAATTCAGAGAAGCAACATCTGATGTAAAAAATAAAATTCTTATGCTTTTATTAAGTAGTTCAGAGGCGACAGAAAATGTCGTTATAAATAAAGAAAATACTGTTCAAGGTCAGCAAGTTGGTGATAATAATCAACAGCATAACCACTTTGGTTCAGTTCAAAAGGCAACAGTCAAAGTCAAGAAACCTAAAAATGGAACTATAGTGGGAATAAAAAATAATTGATTGGGCGGGCTTAATATGAGTGAACGGTATAGAGTTAAACAACAATATGTAGATATTAACGTTGCAAATCCTATAAAAACGAAAATAGTTGGTATTGAAAACCATCTTACAAATTATTCTACGTTTATCCCACCTGAGCCCAATAACCCAGAGGGAATGTATTGCCCAAGAGAATCATGTCGACGCTGGATTTATAGAGACAATAAAGAGTGTGAATACTGTAAATATGATATACAGGCTTATTGGTATCGTATTGATCTTAGAAGAAGAAAAGCTTTTTTTGATAAAAGAGTTAGCCAAATGTATTACACTGGCGTTGGATGTCTAGTGTTAACATTTATATTACTTCAGTTCACATCATCAATATTTGTCGGGATACTATTTATTGTTGGTTTATTAACATTTGCAGCAGCTTCTAATGCTAAGTTTCAAGAATAAAACATACTTTTTTAAGTGAGAATATAATGAAAAAATTAATTTTAATTGCTGGGGTTATTGCATTGGTTAGTTGCTCTAAGGAGTCAACTCCTCAGAAAACTGATAATGAAAATATGACACAGCCAGCAGTTGCACAGCCTGCTGTTGAGAAAACACCTGAACAAGAAGGTCTTGATAAACTATTAGCCGCAAAGAGTTTGCCAGAAGCTCTTAATTTGATTAAACCTGTTATGTCTGATGAAGTGGATGCATTTCCAGCTTCAGCAGGTGTTTTAGCAATTTGGATGAATAGTAAGCATACTACTCTTCAAGATATTAAAGCCTTAGACTCAACCACAAAGGGAAAAATCCTAAAAGATTCCTACAATGAGCGTGGGAAACGCTTATGTGTCACTGGTAAGATTGTGGAAATTCAAGTAGATAGGTCAGGAAACTTTCCTGCATATCATGCTGGCATTGTGTCAAATTATAGTGACGTAACACGTGTTTTAGCTATTGGTTCTACAGGTGACTTGGTTGAAGAATCTAATGCTACGTTTTGTGGTGTAGTCATTGGAAAAGTTTCTTACTCTAATGCTGGTGGCGGCACAACACATGCACCATATTTGGTCGGTTTGTTTGATTTACCTGAGAATAGATAAAGCTGGGCGGAAGCATTTCCGCCTGATATAAAAATAGTTCAGATAGCAACATAGCCTCATCATCTGATGAGGTTTTTTTATGTCTATCACTTTTGATGAAGTGTTTGAACGGACTATTGGTCATGAAGGCGGTTATGTAAATAATCCAAAAGATCCTGGTGGGGAAACCAACTGGGGTATCACAAGAAAAACAGCGCAAGAAAATGGTTATACAGGCTCTATGAAAAGTATGACTCGTGCTCAAGCCAAAGAGATTTACCGCTTGGCTTTTTGGAATCGTGCCAAGTGTGATCAATTCACTGGGGCTATTAGTTATCAGCTTTTTGATGCAGCGGTAAATCATGGAATTGGTAATGCAATTCGTATGCTACAACGTGCTGTTGGTGTTAATGATGATGGCGCTGTTGGTTCTATTACACTTGGTGCTATCAAGAAAATGACACTTGATGATGTGCTAGTTTTATTCATTGCTGAACGTCTTGAGTTTTATACCAAACTTTCAACATTCAATAGTTTTGGTCGTGGCTGGGCACGTCGAGTGGTTGGCAATCTTCGTTATGCTGCTGGAGATACGCCATGAATCTCAGTATAGAAAATCGTGTACCAAAAAAGCGTTGGATTGTCGAAAATTGGCGAAGTGGTTGGTTATGGTTATCCAACTGGATTTTGATTGTTATTGCTTGGGTCGGATACAACGGGGTTCCACCTGAAATTATAGCCCTTATACCAGAGGCTAATCGTGAAAATATCATACCTGTTCTATCAGCACTGGGGGTGATTTTCCGATTTATCGATCAAAATCGGAAGAAGCCTTTACCACCTGCATCCGATACGATTAAGGAGGATGCATGACCATTGAACTTGAATCATATCAAGTATTTTTAGTTCTAGTAACTGTGCTAAGCGCAGTTGCTGGAATGATCCGAATCATGGGTAGCCAAATTAATAAAAACATTCAGCAGAACTTTGAATCAACGAATCAGAAGATTGAGGAAGTGTCGCGTCAAGCAATTAAAGGTCAAGAAGAAGTCCGAGAGCTTGAGCGTAAATTCCTTGAATTTAAAGCTGATATGCCTTTCCGCTACATTGCCCGTGATGACTATATTCGCGGTCAAACCGTTATTGAAGCCAAGCTGGATGCAGTAGCAGAAAAGCTTGAAAAAGTTCAGATTAAGCAAGGAATTAACCCATGAGTTTTGATCTTCAAAAAATCCGTCGTGAAGGTATGCGCTGGCATTTGCTGAATGCGTTAGATAAAGCTCGTCCACTTGGTGCATTGGATACTTTATTGCTAGATGTAATGCGTGCCTTGTACGCTGATACAACCCCCCAAGAATTGCATGTCCAATTAGACTATTTGGAAGAACGCAAGCTAGTTGAAATTAAAAAACAACCTGATGGTCATTGGCATGCAAAGCTTGATCGATTAGGCATTGATATTGTTGAGTATACCATTGATTGCCAAGCTGGTATTGCCCGTCCAGAAAAGTACTGGAACTGAGGTGGCACATGGCAAGAGAGTCATCAATTGATCTGCTAAACGCTGAAGATAAAACTTGGCTTGATAAGCGGTTTATGGATCAGGGTTTCTGTGGCTATGAAGAAATTGCAAATATTCTTCAAGAGCGGGGTTATAACGTCAGCAAATCAAGCGTACATCGCTATGGTCAAAAATTAGAACACAAACTTGCTGCTGTTCAAGCCAGTACACAAGCAGCCATGATGATTGCAGATGCTGCACCAGATGATAGCGATATGCGTAGCTCTGCTGTTTTGTCACTTGTTCAGACTGAATTGTTTAATGCGCTTATTGCTTTGCAAGAAGCAGAGAATCCTGATGCAAACCCGGCGGATCGGATCATGCTCATGGCAAAAGCTGGTAAAGGTATTGCTGAAATTTCCAAAGCCTCTGTGAACCAGAAAAAATGGGAATCAGAAGTTAAGGAACGGGTTCAAGCTGCTGCTAAAGAGGTGGATAAAATCGTTAAGAAAAGTGGCTTGTCTAAAGAAACGGCTGAAGAAATCCGTAAACAGATTTTAGGGATAACGAATTAATGTCAAATAACCCTCTTCATGAATCACTTGAGCCAGATTTTTTTAGTGATGTGCCAGCTGTACTTTTAAAGTATCAGCAAAAATGGGTTTCAGATAAAACACCTTTGAAAGTCGCGGAAAAATCACGTCGTATTGGCCTAACTTGGGCTGAATGTGCTGATGCAACACTTGAATGTGCCAGTGATAGAAATGCTGGTGGTCAAAACACTTATTATGTTGGTTACAACAAGGATATGACTGTTGAGTTTATTCAAGCTTGTGCAATGTGGGCAAGAGTTTATGACTTGGCAGCAAGTGAACTTGAGGAAGGTATTTGGGATGATGGTGACAAACAGATTCAGACTTATATTATCCGTTTTCCAAATTCTGGATTTAGGATTGAAGCCTTAACAAGTCGTCCGTCAAACTTACGTGGTCGTCAGGGCCGACTAATTATTGATGAGGGTGCCTTCCATGATGATTTGCCGGGTTTGCTAAAGGCTGCTTTGGCATTCTTGATTTTAGGTGGTTGTGTCAGGGTGATCAGTACCCATGAGGGTGAAGATAATCCATTTAATGAATTGATCAATGAAATCCGCTCTGGTAAACGTAAGGGTTCCGTCCATCGTATAACTTTCTCAGATGCAGTAAAACAAGGTTTATATAGCCATACCGTTTGTTTGCGCAAAGGCATTGCCTATGATCCTGCCGAGGAAAAAGAATGGATTGATGACGTTTATGGATTCTATGGAGATGCAGCTAATGAAGAACTAGATGTTATCCCATCCAAAGGCGGTGGTCGCTGGTTGCCGCATTCATTGCTTGAGAGTAAGAAAGACAGCACTGTGCCAGTTATCCGCTTTGAGGCACCTAAAGGTTGGGATGACTTTAGCAATGTGAGTGAGGAAGCTCGAAATGCTGAAGTATTGGAATTCTTTAATGAGCACTTAAAGCCACTGATTGAAGCCTTACCTAAGAAACTGAAAAGTTACTATGGTCTGGACTTTGCGCGTAAACGTAATGCTTGTTCATTCTGGCCTTTGGTGGAACAGCAAAACACAAAAAAGCGCATTCCTTTTTTGTTTGAAATGTTCAAAGTCCCATACAAACAACAAGAAGAATTTCTAAAACTGATTGTTGCGGTACTACCTAACTTTAGTAAAGGTGCGCACGATGCTGGTGGTAATGGTGGTTATTTAGCTGAAGCTATGCAGGTTATATATGGTGAGCGAATTGAAGCTATCATGTTGACTGAAGCATGGTACCGAGAAAATACACCACACTTTAAAGCGTCACTGGAAGATGGTGACATTGAGAACATGCCTGCCGATCAGGATGTCTTGGAAGATCATCGGGCATTTGTGATGGTTAATGGTGTAGCACGTATTCCAGCGATGGGTAAAACTAACACCAATAATAAAGATCGCCATGGTGATAGTGCTATTGCTCACTTGTTGGCAGACTATGCTAGCAATCATCCATCAGCACCGATTGAGTTCATTCCACTGCCTTCATGGGAGGATGTTGAACTAAATCCTGATGATTTTGATGGTTGGGTCGACACAGCCGGATGTTGGTAAATTTTTATAATTGGCTGGAAGTGTTTCCGCCTATTGAAAATTACTTTTGAAAATAAACTAGAAGTACCTTAAAACGAGTTTTAAATGATGGATATTAAGATTTCACCAAAAAATATATCAAATATTGAAATACAGTTAGATGATGTAACGTATTTTTCCAATACAGTGCCTATTAATGGATCACCTATGGGATTGATGACAAATGATGTTGAAATAAATAAAAAGCTAAAGCAAATTTTAGAAAATGCTTTAGCCTCAATCGAAATTAGTTTGCAGTCAAATAGCTAAGGTTGTAACGAATATTCGCGCGCCCACCGCCTAAATCAATAACAACATTCCATGTCCCAGTATGAGGTACAGTTATACGTGCTGGGAAATGGGTGTAATGTCCCCCGTAATATCTAAATTGACGTCCATTACGGTAGTTTTGAAAATTAGTATTATCCATAATCATAAAATTACATTGAGTATCACAATCTAGATGTACGATATCCCCTTGATTTAAAAATTTTTGGTCATGTAAATAATTAGCCATTATTTGTTTCCTTAGAATGATTTAAAGAACTTAAATTCATATCACACTCTGGTGAGCATGAACAAATAGATTTATAAATCTTTATAAACGCGATTTACGGCCTTTATTTTGTATTTTGTTGCAATGATCCGTAAAACAGGAAAAAGCGCTTAAATCGCAAATGAGGAGAGATTTAGTAAAGTAATACTTTGCCTCGACGCAAGACGTAGCGATAGCGAAGTAGCAAGAAATTGGGCGGAAGCATTTCCGCCTGATTTTAAGCCCATCAAAATTTCACAATGGTGCAGAATCCACAACCTGTATTTGCATCATGGCTAAAAAAGACCGCACTTCCAAAAAGCAAGATCGAACCGCATTAGAGTCCCAGCAAACTGCCGAAATTTCTTGGTTATCTAATCAGTGGCAAGAACATCCAGTTGTTGGAATGACACCGCAACGCTTACATCAATTACTGACAGAAGCAGAACAAGGTAACTTGCAAGCTCAAGCGGATTTGTTTTGTGACATGGAAGAGCGTGATGGTCATATTTTTAGTGAAATGGATAAGCGAAAGAAAGGTGTAAATAAACTTGCTTGGGGCGTCAATCCACCTAAACGCGCCAGTGCTCAAGAAAAGAAAATTGCTGAAGAAGTCCAAGAGTGGATCGACGACATTAAAGACTTCGAGATGTTCCTGTTTAATGCGATGGATGCTGTGGGACATGGTTATTCTTGTCAGCAAATTCACTGGCATCAACAAGGTAGTTTATGGTTGCCTAAAAACTTTGAATATATTATCCCGCGTAATTTTAAGACCCCTTATAACGAACCAAATTGCTTAAGATTAAATGACGGTTCCCCTGAAGGTGCGGAGTTTTGGGATTTTGGGTGGTTTAATCATTTGCATCAAGCAAAATCAGGCTATATCAGTCGTTCCGGTTTATACCGTGTTCTTGCATGGCCTTTTGTCTTTAAGAATTATTCTGTACGTGATGTAATGGAATTTCTTGAGATTTACGGCTTGCCAATCCGAATTGGTAAATATCCTCCGGGTGCAACCCAAGAAGAGAAAATGACCCTGCAACGTGCAATCATGTTGATTGGTCGAAATGCTGGCGGAACTATTCCCAATGGCATGAGTATTGATTTTGAATCTGCTGCTGATGGTGATACTTCAAACCACATGCACATGATTAAGTATTTTGAGCAGATTCAATCAAAAGTCATTGTTGGTGGAACTTTGCTCTCCCAAGCGGATGGGAAAACAAGTACGAATGCACAAAGCAAAACTCATGAAATTCAGTTTCAAGCACTAATCAAATCTGATGCTAAGCAGCTGGCACGTTCAATAAGTGAAAACCTTATTGATTACTTGATGCGTCTGAATTATCCAGAAATTCCAAAAGATCGTTACCCAGAGTTTTTCTTTGATACTAGCGAAATTGAAGACATGGAAGTCTTTAGTAATTCACTTGAAAAACTGGTCACAGTAGGTATGAAAATTCCGCTGGCATGGGCACATGAAAAGCTTGGCATTCCTCAGCCCGTGGATGATAAAGAGCCAGTATTAGGACTTGTACAGCAGCAAAACCAAGTGCCAAACCTTGCACTAAATACCTTTCAGCCAAACTTATTAAACAGTCTAATTGCCGCCAACTCTGCTCAATTACCGATTGAAGAACAAGCATTACAGCTGCTTCTAAAAGACCAGACCGAAACGGCACAAAATACCGCTGAAGGCTGGACTAAACAGCTTTTAGCTAAGATTGATGCAGGCAATGAAGATGAAGTGTTAGCACTTCTTCAGGATGTTTACCCGGCAGATGATGAACCGGCTTTACAAGAAAAATTAACCCGATTGATTTTTGCAGCTGAAGTCATGGGTCACCTAAGTGTTCAAGCGGAGCAAAGCTAATGCCTAGCGCACAACGGCCTGAGCTTAATGCTCTGTTTACCTTGCCACCTGAAGATGCCATCTCTTATCTTGAAAAAAAGGGTTTTAAGATTGGCTGGGACTGGCATGAGACCCTAGACAATGCTCATAGCAAGGCATTTACCGTGGCGAAAGTTGCACGTATGGATCTATTGCAAGATATTCGTCAATCATTGATCACTGCAATGGAGAAAGGTCAAACGCTGGAGCAATGGAAAGCTAGTATTACGCCCACACTTCAGGAAAAAGGTTGGTGGGGGAAAAAAACTATAGTTAATCCTGAAGGTCGTGAACAAGAAGTTCAACTGGGCAGCCCTAGACGCTTGCGCACAATTTACGATACAAATATGCAATCTGCTTTTGCAGCTGGACGTTATAAAGCGATGCTGGCAGGTGCTGAAGCACGTCCATACTGGGAATGGCGTCATATTACCATTCGCAATCCACGTAAACAGCATTTGGCCTTAGATGGTCAAATATTTCGTTATGATGACCCATTTTGGTCTGTTGCTTATCCACCTGTTGAGTGGGGTTGTAAATGCCGGGTAATTGCCCGATCTGCACGTGAAGTTGATGGTAAAGAAATCTTATCAGGTGAAGGATATGAGTCTGATATTTACGAGCGTGTCGGCACGGATCGCAACACTGGAGCTGATGTCATTGTCAAACGAACTCAATTTGATATACCAACTAAAAACGGTCAATTAACATTTGCCCCAGCGGCCGGGTTCAATGGTTCACCAGCTACTAGCTATTTATTGAATGATGTCATGATCAATCGAGCAACTAGCTTAATGGGTGAAGCGCGTGGATTAAGTCAATCACAGAAGTTAATTAATAATCATAGCCTTACTAAGGTTCATGAAAGTTTTGTGAATCATGCCTTGAACCTTTCAAAATCGAAAAAACAGTTTAGTCCTATTGGTGTACTTCAATATGAGTCAAGAAAGTTTTTGACAGCAGCGGGTCAAACGTTTGAATCTAAAATGATTTGGATGAGTGATGAAGTACTTGTAAATAAAAAGTACATCGATGTAACTGTGGCAGAATTGAAAGCCTTGCCAAGTCTTATCGATCAAGTAGAAAAGATACTTTGGGATAAGAAAAATCAAACTCTATTTTATTTATTACCAAGCAACATCGTTGTTGAGTTCAAAATGATGTCGGGGCATATGCAAGTGTCTAACATCTTCAAAGATATGCCTCCCAATGATTTTGAGGTGATTCAATGAGCTTTATTCAACTTAAAAATGATGCTCTTGCTGCTCGCTTGGCTCAAGCAGCTGACCGAATGTTTGATACCACCCCTTTATCGGCAGCGATTGCAAATACTTTTGCGACGGTTACCGAGGATAACTTTGATGCAGGTGGACGCCCTAAATGGGCAGGTCTTTCTCCGGATCGCTCACAACCATCTTACTTATACAGGTCAGGAAATTTACGCCGAAGCATTACAACCCAACATACCCGTGATCAAGCCGTTATTGGCACAATTGTCCCTTATGGTGCGATTTTGCATTTTGGTGGAAGCACACGACCACATGTGATAAGACCTAGAAACAAACAGGCTTTGGCTTTCAATGGTCGGGTATTTAAACAAGTCAATCATCCGGGAAGCAAATTCAAACCGCGTCCATATTTGCCAATGGATGAACATGGGTTCTTACAGCGTGAAGCTGAGGATGCTGTCCTTGATGATGTTGATTACTATTGGCACAAAAGCTTTAAATAAGAATAAATAAACTGGGCGGAAGTGTTTCCGCCTGATCTTTTTTCTCCCCTCAATTTAATCTCATAACATCTTTTTAAAAGTAGATGTTATGCCTAAATCAATTCTTGTTGCTTCATGCTCATTTGACTTGAATGCCACATCATCTCAACTAGTACTTGTTCCGGAAGGAACATTTAGAGGGGTTGATGGACGTCCTTTTGATGCACCACACTGGGAACTTACTCCTGAGCGTGGACAGCAGATTGTTGCTGCATTAAATCAACGTCAGGTGGACATGGTGATTGATTATGAACATGCCACATTGAAGGCACAGGAAACTGGTGAACCAGCTCCAGCTTCAGGATGGTTGAAGGCAGCATCTTTTTCATACGTCAAGGGAGTTGGAATATGTAGTACTAATTTTAAATGGCTCGATAAGGCTAAAAGCCATATTGAGAAGGAAGAATATAAATATTTATCGCCCGTTCTTTTTTATACCAAAACTGGTGAAGTCGTTGGACTTCATAGTGTCGCATTAACCAACACCCCTAATCTGGATAATCTGCCCGAGGCTCGTCTTGCTGCCTTGGCACAGGATTACTTTACCCAAAATTCACCACAGGATTCTGAAATGGATGAGTTAATCGAACAACTCCGCTGGATGTTAAATCTGCCATTGTCTGCAACACCAGAAGAAGTTATGGCAGAACTTAACAAGCTTATAGCGCAAATTAAAGACAAAACTGGCGTTGCAGTAGCTGCAAATGGTCAGCACTTGTTCAATGTTTTAGATGAAATTGAACAAATCAAAGTGGCTGCAAATAGTCAGACTCAAGTTGATATGACTCAATTTGTGCCAATGGCTGTGTATCAAGAAGCTATTGCACAAGCGAGCAATGCTGTTGTTGCAGCTCAAGAAAAAGAAGTTGAAGAGCTGATCACAGCTGCATGTAGTGATGGTCGCCTAACTGGTCAGGCAACAATTAAATACTATAAGGATCAGGCTAAAACCAACCCTGAACATGTCAAAACGCTGATTGAAGGATTACCCAAAATTGCAGCTTTAACTCAGCGTCAAACTGAACAAGTGAACTTGGCTGCAAATCACCAGCAACAACCAGTTGTTGATGATATTACCGCGAGTATCGCAAGCCAATTAGGACTTGATCCAGCAGATTTAGGAGCTAATCAATGACATATATCCAAAATGGAATCGTCACAGAAATGCGTGACGGTGAATTAATGCCTGTGCCTTTAAAAGCAGGTGCTGTGGTTCTTGTAGGTACATTCGCTTTAGTCGATGACACTGGATTTGCTGTGGCATCTACGGCTGCTATTGCAGCGACTCAAAAAGTTGTGGGTGCTTGGGATGGTTCAGCAGATAACACAACTGGTGAAGATGGTGACGTTCTAGCAACTGCCCGTCGTAAAAAACAATTCTTATTCCGCAACTCAAAAACTGATCCTGTCACTCAAGCTCAATTTGGTGAGGACGTGTTTGTGGAAGATAACCAGACTGTTGCTAAAACAACAGGTGCAGGTCTTCCAGTTGCTGGCAAATTCATGGGCTTTGATACGCAATTTACTGACTGCGTTTGGGTGGAGATTTAATTAATGATTATTACTGAACAAAATGGCGCACGCGTTCTAAATGCTTTAAGCACAAGTCTTAAGCTAGTTTATAAAAATGCCTTTGATTCTGCTCCAAGCAACTATGACAAAGTGGCGATGGAAGTTCCAAGTACTGGTGCATCTAACACTTATGCATGGACAGATCGTTTTCCAGCATTGCGTAAATGGATTGGTGACAAAGCTGTAAAAAAATTAACTGGTCACGCTTATATTTTAATTAATGAAGATTATGAAGCTACTGTTGAAGTAGACCGTAATGACATCGAAGACGATAACTTGGGTATGTATAACATTGAAACCCAAGCTGCTGCCCAGTCAGCTAAAGAATGGCCTGATGATCTTGTTTTTAATGTTCTGACAAAAGGTTTTTCTGAAAACTGTTATGACGATAAGCCTTTTTATTCCACTGATCATAAGGTTGGTGAAGGTAAAAATGCCAAGATTTACTCGAATAAACTCACCAAAGCATTGAGTATTGATTCACTAGCAGCTGCTCAAGCAAGCCTTGGTGCTGGTATTACCATGATGCAGGAATTAAAAGATTCTGAAGGTAAGCCCCTCAATCTAAAACCAAATCTTTTAGTTGTACCTCCAGCATTGCGTGAAACAGCCAATACATTGATGACTACTGATCGTCTAGAAGATGGTAAGCCAAACCCGTACAAAGGCGAGTTTGAAGTATTGGTATGTCCTTGGTTAGCAACCAAAACTGAATGGCATCTTTTAGATACATCGCGCCCAGTCAAGCCAATTGTCTACCAGCCACGTAAAAAACCGAGTTTTGTTGCTCAATTCGATATGAATAGTGACAACGTCTTTATGCGTAAAAAATATCGTTACGGTGTTGAAGCGCGTGGTGTTGCTGGATTTGGTTTATGGCAAATGGCTGTGGGTTCTACTGGTACTCAGGCATAAGGTGAATTGACATGTATGCAACGGCAGAAGCGATGATCAAAAAGTTCGGTGAACATGAATTAATTCAGCTCACTGACAATGTCGAACCTTATTTGGATGGTATCAACTACGACAAACTGAATGCTGCATTGCAGGAAGCTAACTCGGAGATTGATGGTTATCTGATGGGGCGCTATAAGCTGCCGTTGCAAACTGTCCCTCCATTCCTTGAAAGCCTAGCTTGTCATATCGCTCGTTACCATGCTTGCACTGGTGCAATGACGGATGATGACCCAATTCGCACCCGGTATGACGATGCAATTAAGAAATTGAAAGATATTTCAAAAGGTATCGTTGGTGTTGGTGGTACGCCAGCTGGTCAAGCTGAACCCGTGAAAACGTCCTCTAACAATGTGATGTTCCAAGTCGGACGTCATGATTTTGGAGGTAAAGGCTGGTGATTGATTTAAGTGTTGTTGAACAAGGCATTAAAGATGTCATGGCTAAACAAGTCAAAGACAAAAAATGGACTTGGGTTCGTGAAATCAAAACCTATGGTGGTGAATTTGATGATGGCCTGACCGCTATTATCAAGGCATTTCCAGCTATTTGGGTGACTTTTGAGAGTTCTGGTACACCCAAGAAGATTGCTCATAACAAAACAGAATTTCCTTTGAAATTTGTTGTTTTAGTTGGTGCTCGTTCTGTACGTAATGAAGAAGCGCGTCGCCACGGTGCTGCAAGTGATATTGGTACATACAAAATGTTAGCCCATGTGCAACAGCTTTTGATTGGCAATGACTTGTCTTCTGTTGGCGTAACTGGTCTAGCCCCACTAGAACTTGGTCGTGCAAAAACTATCTTCAACACCAAAACGGCCAGCCAGTCGATAAGTGTCCTATCTCAAGACTTTACTACCCAATACACCATTACTGCTTCAGATCGTGACCGTGAAGAGGCAGATGAATCTATCGGTGAAATCCACCGTATCAATGTCGATTATTTCTTTGAGCCGGGTGATGACGTTAAAGACGCTTCTGATCTGGTTGAACTGAAGGAAAATAAATAATGAGTATTCCTGCTGGTATTAAAACACCGGGCGTTTATACAGACGTCAATATCAATACCCTCCGCACAGGGCTTCCAGCCAATGAGCAAAAAGTACTTTTTGTGACGCTAGATGTTTTGTCCGGACAATTCATTCCCGTTGATGTTTATGACACAGCTGGAGCTGATTCTAAATTTGGTAAGAACTCACAAGCTGGTCGAATGATTAAAGCTGCGGTTAAAACTTATCGACTTGTGAATGCTCAGGCTGTTGCACTAGCTGCGGAAGATGTACAAACACAAGCAGCTATTCAGACAGAAAGCGGTAGCGCACTTCAAACTGAAGGCGGTGCTTTGATTGAACCGGAGTAAGTAATTTATGGCTCAGAAAACTATCGTAATTGAAGTGCCGGGCACTCCGATTAGTGAGCTGGAACCGACTTCAAATGTCACAGCAGAAGACGTATTACCTGTCGTTCAAGAAGGTGAAACCAAAAAAACACCTCTTGGGCAAATTGTTGCATTAGTTAAAAGTGTCTTAGGGTCTGCTGCATTAAAAAATGCATCGGATTTTGCTACGCCTGCTGCTGTTGCTAAAGTGGATCAAGCAAGTCAATTCCGTGATGATGCTCAAAATGAGCGTATTGATAATGTTGAGCATGGCTTAATATCAATTGGGAATGGCGCGGATGCTTCATTCAGTACTTATGCAAAAATGATTGCCTATGTTCCACCTAAAGCAAATGTATCGGTGCGAAATAATGACCCAGATCAATCTTTACGTGGTACATATATTTGGGACGGGACAAGCTATTCACGTGGATATGATCCGCTGGATAATATTCAACAAGCTGAGACTAATTCAAAAATTTATACTGATGATCAGTTAAATAATTTCGTTAAACGCGGAATTAATATTTTTGATAAGTCTGATGCATTAATAGGCAAATATTACTACTGGCAGACTGGTGAAATTGCTGATGCTGACGAAAGTTTTTGTGCAGCAAAACTTATAGTTGTTGAGCCTTCTACAGAGTATAGAGTACCTACTTTCTACGGCCAGCAATTCGCATTTTTTGATAAGAATAAAAAATATATTTCAGGTAAAGCCAATGCGAGTGCTGATAATTTTAAAATTACAACGCCAGCCAATGCTAAATATATCGGTATGACCGTTGACGTCGTAAATCTCGATAAGATGATGTTGTCGAAAACATCAGAATATCAGGAAGGCTATGTTCCTCATCGTATTAATTTAAATGATCTATCAATTGGCTCAAATCAAATCAATGATTTGATTAGCGGTGTTAAGTCAATACTTGGGGCATATAGCAACAATATAATTGATCTTTCAAAGGTGCTTAGTGGCAACTATATTGACTTTAGCACAGGCAAAATCATCCCTTCTGCTAATTTTAATGTATGCGGTTTTTATGAAGTCAAGCCATTAACTCAATATCAAACCTCATCCAATTATTTTCAGCAGTTTTGTTTTTATGATGCTGAATATAAATACATTTCAGGGATGGCAAAGGTTGACACATCATCATTTACATTCACAACGCCAGCCAATGCTAAATATATCCGTTTAACGGTGGACAAGGGTTTAGAAAATAGCCTTGTTGTAGCTGAAAAGTCACTATTCCCTAAAGAATATGAGCCCTATGGTTTACGTTTTAAAGATTTATTTATTGAAGCGAAACAACTTCCTGAACTGTTTTCTTTTATAGCAACTACTTTAGCCTTAGAACCTATCAATATCATTGACCAAAAACGGGTTGTGAATGATACGTATGTAAACTATTCAAATGGCGAAATAAGTTATGTAGAGGGTTATTACGCTGCTGGTCCTTATGAGGTAGAAGGTAACACAGATTATTCTGTAACCACTGCTTACGACCAGCAATTTGCTTTTTATGACGAAAACATGGCGTATATCTCTGGTCAAAAAAATACAGGCATTGGTAAATCTTTCAAGACACCTGCTAATGCAAAGTACGTAAAATTTACAGTCAAAAAAACAGACCTTGCAACTCTTGTGGTGGCTAAAAAAGATATTTACCCATATGAGTATTTATCTAACGACATTAACATTGCAAACTATTTGCGTTTATATGGTTCGCAAATTTTAGATTTACCAGAAGTTTTAGATGACTTCATAGGTGCTGAAGATGTGAATATTATCGATACAAGTAAGATTGTCGATAATGCTTATGTCATGTATGAAAATGGTGGTTTGGGTTTTAATGCAGACTATTATGCTGCTGGCCCTTATAAGATTTCACCTTCTACAGTTTATAAAGCGTCGAGTAATTTTTCTCAGCAGTTTGCGTTTTATGACGAAAAAATGGCTTATATTTCTGGTCAAGCCTTACCAGATGATGACTCTACTTTCACAACACCTGCCAATGCCAAATATATAAAGCTTTCAATTTTGAAAACAATCCTAAACACTGTGGTTGTTGCTAAACGAGAAAGTTTCCCTGCAAGTTATGTCCCAAATAAAGTTAAGCTTGCTAACAACTTAATGATCAAAGGTACTTCTGTTAATAGAACAGAAATTTGGGTATCACCTGATTTAAATGAAACAAATACCAAGTTTAAGTTTAAGGGGCCAAATGCCATTCAATTAGCTTTGAACAGTATTGTTGATGCTACAGCAACGAACCGTTATGTGATTAAAGCTAAAAAAGGTCTTTATAAAATCAGTAAAGCATCAGACTTCATTGGTTATCCGGGTTATCCGGCTATGATTGAAATGAAAGACTATGTGGATATTGAAGGACAAGGTGAAAATAACACCATTATTTGGGCAGAATTACCATACGACGATGCTGATATTGGGCCTTCTGCCAATGGTATTGCTTATCCTAGAAATCAGTACCAAACAATTTATCATTATGCTCAAGACGCGCATGTAAAAGATTTAACTTTCATAGCTAAAAACTTACGTTACACGCTACACCAAGATAATCCGAAAGGCTCACATGCAACTCATAAGTATCATAATGTAGGATTCATTTATAAAGGCGATAATGGCTCTTTAAATCCGTTAGGTATTGGAACATGGCCGGGTGAAGAAACTTATCTTTACGGTGGTCGTTCTCATGCGGATATAGGACATGCATTTGCTTGTCATAACAATATTCAATTTACCGTACCTTCGGGTTGGTTCTTTGAAGATTTCAGTTTCTCAAGCATCACTAATAAATACGCAATATTAATGCAATCCGACGGTTCGTTATTACAAGACAAATTGAAATTGTCCGGTTGTAGCTTTGGCGGTGCTGCTTATATGTTGGCATACGTAGATATCTGGTTAACAGGTAATACCGCTTTAAACCGAGATTCTTTCAATCACGCAGAATGGCATATTTTTGGACATGGTAATGAACCGTTCTTATTTGAGAACTTGATAAACACTGGGCTTTGTTTGCGATTTAAATCAAATACAGTGGGTGAAGGAAAAACAATTCGTTTTGAAACAACATCCAGTGCTTTTGAAATTTTGATCAAAAACAATCAATCGAATGCAGACGCAGCCCTTTATGTTGATAGTCGAGAATATATCGACGGATATATCGCTCAAGATGGTTCCATTGGATTACCCGCAATTGCTTTTGGTTGTAAGGATTTAACAGACGGTGTGTATCAGTATGATGCCGGTGTTAAGTACACAAGTTTAAGCGTGCGACTTGGCGACTGTCGAACTGTGAATAAGCAATTGAAATTAACTGTAGATGGTGTGGTGAATACAGTCAATTTCAACAAAGATTATTCAGGTATGAGTAATCAAAATATTCTTAACGCTATCAATGCTCAATTAACCAACGTAGTTGCGGATCTGTATGTTTATGGTCGAGATTATTACCCAACAATCACTGATGTTGCAGAGACTGTTTATAACTGGAACTCTGATGAGGACGCTGTTCAAGCATACATACCAAAAGGCAGTTTAGTGTCTAAAGTTAAAGGTACGGTACGAATTGCAACAGGTAACATGAAAGTCTACGGTGTTGCTCTCGATGATATTCCTGTTATGTCAAAAACAAGTGACGGCATTAGAAAAGGACAAGGTCGAGTTCTGAAGCGCGGCTATATTTCAACTAACCCTGCTAACGCATTCTATGTATTAGCTGACAATCAAGATCCTGTGATCGGTACACGCTTTAATGTACTTAACGGGCAGCTAGTTACCGATCCCAATGGCACAATCAGCGTCGACATTGATGATGCTGTAGTTTCAATTAATTGTTAAATAATCGAATTAAGGACTTAATCATGTCACTTCAAACAACGCTCGATACCATTGCCCCTTTAGGTCATACCATCATTGCTGTATCAGCACCTCCAGCAGCTGGAGCTGACACCACAGCATGGATCGACCACTTAACTTCTGTTAGTGATTCAATTGAACAACGTCCAGCTATTTTAGTTGTACCTTTTTCAGACATTACCGCTGCTGAAACCTTTGCTGATCAAGCACCTGTCAAAACAAACTACCGTGTTGTTGTAGTTTGTTATAACGGTGCCACTGGTCAAGAACCTGAACTTGCTGGAGCTATGGCTGCTGCATTAGCTGATTCGAATGATCCAGCACTCCCATTCAATGGTGTTAATTTAGGTGGAATTACACCTGTCGATGATAAGTTCAAGCTTACATTTGAACGAATGGAAGCCGCGATGAATAAAGGTGTATGTATGATTCAGACTGGTGACGATGGTAAACCAGAAATTGTACGTGCCATTTCGACTTATCGCATGAACCCGGATTCAGGTGAATCTGACGATCTGATGCTTGATATCAATGGTGCATTGGTAGTGGACTATACTCGAAAAGTTGTGCGTCAGGATTTGAAGAAAGAACGACGTCGTAAAAACACAGCAGCTCAACGTCGTAATGTTAAATCTGTTATTGCTCGACGAGTAATTCAGCTAGAAGATGCTGAAATTCTAGAAAATGTTCGTGAGAATTTAGACGAGATCATTGTGACTCCAGATGCAAAAGACCAATATCGGGTAAATGTTAAAATCCCTACATACTGGGTGCGTGGTATGCATGTAATAGCAACCACATTGGATATTTACTAACTATCCTCTCGACTTAAAAAGACCGCTTATTGCGGTCTTTTTTATTACTGGGCGGAAGTACTTCCGCCTGATTTTATTTTCATATGCATTAGACAATGGGACATCTTAAATAAGAGTGTTGAACAATGTCTGAAGAAGCAGTCGGAGCAATTGTCTTAAGTGTTGATGGCCTTGATTATGATGTTTCTCGTGTTCATGCAGCTATCACTACTGGGAATCGTGTGATCCCCACAATGAATCGTAAGCTACGTGCGAAGTATAAAGCCAAAGGTATCACCACTTTCCAGCTTACAGCTTCAGTTGTGATTCCAAATGGTAAAGATTCAGTGAAATGGGCAAGTCTTGACGATGCCCGAATTTCTATTGAATCACCAGATGGAAAATACCGTGAAACTTTCATTGACTGTAACGTGACTAGCGTCGGCAATAGTTATGACGTGAATGGTGAAACCATGCGTGATCTTGAAATGTTCTGCTTAGATTATCTTGATGAAACAATGTAGGTGCATGACAAATGGAACAGCTTGAAATTGAAGGTACTTTACCTGTACCGCTAAAAAAATTAGTGGGTCAAACAGACGTTAAGAGTCGAAAAATCGTGATGCGTCAAATGACAGCAATTGAATATATACAGGCTCAGGCAAGCATGCAACCAGATCAATATATTGCAATTGCTGATTTATCTGCAATGACAAAGCTTATTGATGATCAAGGTAATGAGCATGAAATTACTTATGACATGCTAGGTTATTCATCACGTGCAAACTTAAAGTACTTGACTGATCTACGCGATAAACTTGATGCAAAGGAAGCAGCCGAGAGTTCATCGCAAGAGCAAGAATCATCAGAAGGTTGATGGATATTGGTGTGCCATATGATCAAGCGGCAAAAATGCCGCTTGATATGGCTGCGGCCTTACTCAGTGATGAGCGGCTTAATAATACTCATCAACAAAATATCTCTAGTCCACCACAATCAATGGTCACAACCCCTCCACAAAACAATGGGTCTAGCTCAACAGTAACAAAAACTTATGTGACAAACGTTCGCAGACATTCAAAACCAAAAGGCTAAGTTATGAGCGGAAGCAACTCAACCGTTTCTCTTACATTGCAGATTAAAGGCCAACAAGCTGCTCAAGAGATGAAACGCATCTCAGACCAGCAAGTCCAAGCCACCACTAAAATCAATACGCAATGGACGCAGATTGGGTCTGCTCAGGCAAAATTCGTCAATACAGCTAGAGCTGGCACGCGGGAAACATTAAATACTGCCCGTGCTGGTGACCAGTTGTTGCGTACCAATCGGTTGCTCGAAGATGTACTGCGTCAACAATCGATTCAAACTAGGCTTCAGGGTCAGCTTTTAAAACAGCAAGTGAGTTCTGCCCAGCAGTTGGTAAACTCAGCAAAACAAGTCGAGCAATCTACCAAACGAACACACCAGTCAACGCAACAAACAGTTTCGTTATGGCAAAAAGGTTCGCAAGTTGCTGGTGGTCTTGCAGGTGGTTTTATGGCAGCGAAAGCTGTTGTTGCTACACCGCTTGAGCGTAACCGTAACTTTGCGGCAACTGTTTTTGATGCCACAGCAAGTATTACAAATGGTTTTGCTGGAATGACCACAGCACAAGCAAAAGCCGCAAATGCTGAGCTAATGGGCTATACCAAAGATGCTGTACGCAAAGGTCATGGTACTGTGGAAGGTGTTTCTGAAGCCGCAGGAATTTTATCGGCTTCAGGTAACTATGAAAAAATTTCTGACTTAAGAGAGCCATTAATTGCTGTTGCAAAGTCAGCATTTGCTTCTGGTGCTTCTGAAACAGATATGGCACGGCTTGCAGGCCAAGCTAAACAGTTTGGTATTCCCTCAAATCGTACACAAGCTGCTTTAGACCGTATGATGGGATCAGGTTTCGCTGGTGGTTTTGAGTTAAGGGACATGGCTCAATTCTTGCCGAATGTATTGGGACTTGCTGTTAAAGCTGGTTATGGCGGTGAAGCAGGCCTAAATACCGTGACAACACATTTGCAGCTTGCCAGAAAGTACACTGGTACTCCGGGTGAAGCTGCGACAAATGTCGGTGACTTATATAACTTGGAGACCCAAAAACACTTTAAAGAAACTATTGCCAAGTACGTAGTACCAGAGGCAGGCGACCCTACTAAAATCGGGAAAAAGGGGAAAAAGGTTTTTGATTTAACAAAATATTTGGTTAATAACCAACTTGAAGGTGTTGATACGATTACTGCTTTGGCAAATCTGATGAATCGACAACTATCAAAAAGTAGTGAATATAATAATCTGAACAGTAAACTGGCCTTAGCTGTAAAAAACAAAGATCAAAAACAAATCGAAAATATTAGAAAGTCTATTGAGCTTGTTATTGCAGGTACATTTGGTGATGTATTCCATAACCAACAATCCCTTTCAGGTATGACTGCTATTGTAAATGGAGTCAAAAATGGTGACTTTAAAACAATCTATGATAAATCATGGAATAGTGCTGGATCAGTAGACAGAGTTGCAGACATTAAAGGTGATAATGAATTTGCTCAAGCTGGTGCATTGCAGCAAGAAACGATACTTGCTCAAGTGAAACTATATGAATCTGTAAATAGTAAACTGGGAGATTTCGAGCAAGGTTTAGTCGGTGTCATGCAGAACAATCAAGGACTTACTGCTGCCACCATTGCTGCAACTGGAGCTTTAACTGTTTTAGCAGCAACCGCTGGTGGTGCTTCACTTGCAGGAGTCCTTAGCCGTAAAGCATCTGATTTACCACCAACCACAGGTGGTTTAGCATCTAAAGCTTCAGGTGCAGCTAAAACAGCTGGCCTTGTTGGTGCAGCCTATACGGGTTATCAAATCTTTAAACCAATGGATGATGCTGGATACAGTCTAGTCAGTAACCTCTTGGCTAAAGTTGGGATTGGAAGTGGTGGTGACCGTCCTGATTTTGTTCAGCAAGCCATTGAACAAAGCAAAGCTCAGCAAGCTTCGGCTGAAGAAAAAAGTAATCAATTAATCTCAGAGCAACAAAAACAAAATGCTTTGAGTCAAGAATTGATTAATAAAATGAACACTTTAATTGGGGTCTCTGGGCAAAGCAAACCAATTAATTTTAGTGGTGGACTATTGGGAGCAATTTCCGAACACGCAGCAACTGAAGAAAAACGCCATGGTGCTTCTAATGTGCCTTTTTATCTACAACGGCACTAAATTAGGCGGAAGCATTTCCGCCTTATATCAAGGTCAGACATTTCACAGAATAGCCTCACAATAGTGAGGTTTTTTTATGGGCTGGGATACAGATTTACAAGATGCAAGTTTCCGTGGTGTGCCGTTTGAATGCACGTCAACTAAAGACACTGCGCCTAGAACTCTTGCTATCAAACAGGCTCCATATTCAAATGAAGCTGAAATTGAAGATATGGGTAAAGACCCGGTTCGAATTTCAATACAAGCTGTTTTTACTGGTTCTGACTATTTAACTCAGGTCAATGCGTTAGAAGCAGCATTAAGTACGACTGGGCCGGGTGAATTAATCCACCCAATCTTTGGTATACAGCAAGTGTATGTTGCTAATCATGAAATTGATCATGAAGCAACTACAGTAGACTCCTGTACGATCTCTATCGAGTTTGTAAATGGAAAACCTAAAAAGCGTGAGCTATTTGTTCCTGTTGCTACACCTGAAAAAATTGCCACAACAACAATTATCGATGCACCTGCTTCAGCATTGGAAAATGCATTAGAAAAACTCAAAATTGTCGACACGGATAAGTTATTTAATACAGTCAACACGATTCGCAATGGTATCGATCTAGCCCGGTCTTATTTAGGTGTAGCAAAGCAAACGATTGAAGATGTTTTATCGCCTGCAAACTGGATCGTTGGATTAGTTGATGACGTCACCAAACTTGTAACCTTTGATACTAATATTTCCGCGCTATCGAAATGGCGTGATGTAGTACATCGAGTTGAGCGATTTGAAAACCTTTTTCAAAGTGATAACAGCACGCCAGAGCTTGAACGTGTCTGGCGTTCAACACAGGCAGCCAGCCAAGTTGCAATAGCTCAACAAGTTATCGCAACAACACGCACTGAAATGGCAAACAATCAAGATATTAGCTTTTCACCAGTTGATTTAGCACTTGTCCGTAAAAAAACGCGTGAAGTACTTCAACAAGCTATTCGAGAAGAACGTGCCATTAATTCTTTTGAAAGTATTACGCAAATTCAAGTCTATAAAGACGTTGCAGCACAAATACAGGATCAAATCCAAGAACTCATTGAGACACGTCCACCAATAACTAAAACACAAGTGCCTGTGCCTTGCACCCTGCATTGGCTGGCTCATTATTTATATGGAGATATGAGCCGTGCTGATGAAATTCGACGCTTAAACCCTGATTTAGTGAACCCTGCGGCTTTGCAGGTCGGCATGGAGCTAACCATCTATGCAAGATAATCAGGGTAATGAAATCCGACTTGTGATTGCGGGTTTAGAAGCTACAGGCTGGGATCAAGTTGAAATCGATAGTCAGATCGATACTCCAGCAGAAAACTGGAGCTTTACGCTATTTGAAACAGGTGGGCAAGCGTTAAATGCTGTTATTAAAGGCAGTGCCAAGGTTCAAGCGTACCATGCAAATCAACTCATTTTGACTTCTGTTGCAGACAAAATCTCTGAAGCTGCAAGCCGTGACGGTTATGGTTTACAGATTTCTGGCCGTGACCTTGCAGGTCAATTAATTGATTGCTCAGTACCTATTTTTAATGGACGTCAAATTACTCTTGAAGAGTTGGTGGGTCGTTACATTATCGGCGGTGACTTGGGTTCACTGTTTCATGATGTGCGTATTCAAAACAATGCTTGGCTGAAGAATAAAGTCTCTGTTGAGCCGGGTGAATCTCTGTGGGATGCATTAACCAAAGCAGCTCAAATCACAGGTCAACATGTTTGGCTTGATCCTGACGGGACGTTGCAAATTGGTGATCCATTTGCCAATCCATATCATGTGCAAACTCCATTGCGCTTGATGCGTCCTTTAAATAACAGCAACAACGTTCTCAGTCTTCAGTATGAAAATGATGTTTCTAGGGTCTTTAGTGATATCAAGGTGTTGAGTCAGGATAGTAATGCCACTTCAATTTTGTCTGAGACTATAGCTCAGACACAGTATGACTATAAACGTCTAAAAATCGTCACTTTGGGCGATGTCGAAACAGAAGCAGAAGCCAATGCTGCATTAGAAAAAATCAAAAAAGACAACGACCTTGAAGCTCACACACTGACTGCAACAGTATCCGGCTGGATGATCGATGGAAAACTATGGTCAACGGGCTGGTACATCAATTTAGAAACCAATGTTTTATCAAGAGCGACAGCCAAATGGGCTGTTTATGGTCGCACTTTTCAACTTGACCGTAAGAACGGGAAAACCACAAAACTTCTTCTGAAACGTCAGGGTGACTGGGCAAATCCACTGGTATTAAAGGAGAAAAAATCATGATGAGAGCTGTAGCTGCTCAGATAAATAAGGCACTTAAACAGATCAGGCAACCATTGTTCGCCCTGGTCGCACGTGGTGGTTCGAAAACCTTACAACTAAAGGGTTTTGCTGAAGAAACATTGCAGGAAGTTGAGCTTTTTCAGCAAGTCGGCTTTAACTCTCACATCCCTGAAGGCGCACGTGTTGTGGTTATTCCTTTGCACGGAAAAACTTCACGTTCCATTGTTGTTGCAACGTCTGGTGGAACTGTCGTGGTCAACGTGGGTGAAGGTGAAACCTGCGTTTACGACCAATTTGGACACAGCCTTTTACTTAAAGAAGACGGTACGCATATCACCAGTGGTGATCTATTCATTGATGAAGGCAATTTGCATGTATCTAAAGGCGACGTATTTGACAAAAAAAGCTCGATGCAGGAAATGCGTGACATTTATAACCAACATAAAAACGGTAATACACCGACTCCACTTCCACAAATGTAGGTGCATCATGGCGAATATTGATTTAAAAACGAAAGATTATGTACTGATGAGCCTTGATGCTGCTTTCAGCAAAAACGAGGTACAAGCAATTTGCCAGCGTTTAAACATTCATCGGCGTAAGTACTGGGCTAATTCTAATATTGGCAGTCGTTTATACACATTGAAACGATCTAAGGATGTAACTCGTACCATTCAAACAGTTAAACAATTTGCTGAAGAAGCTTTAGAAGGCTTGGTGCCTAATCGTTTTGCTGCAATTTTGGTAAGTGCTGTACAAACAATTCAAAGCCAAGTTGACTTAAATATTGAAGTTACTCAGCTGTCAGGCCAAAAGCAAACCATTCTCTATTTTGTTCCAGTTGGAGGCTAATCAATGGCTTATCCAATCAAGACATTCGACCAATTACGTGCTGACATTATTCAGGAAATCCATAACTTAACAGGTTTAACATTGGATGATGAAGATGATGCAGCTATACGTGCCGATGGTGAAGCCTCTGTGGTTGAAGGTCTCTATCACCATCAAACTTATATTCAAAAACAGCTATTTGTAGCCACAGCTGACGAACCTTTTCTTTATATCCACGCAAAGCGCTTAGAGTGTCCACGTAATGGAGGTTCTAAAGCTTCAGGTCGTGTTAAGTCAGTTTCAAATACTGCTGTGACTATCCCCGCAGGGTCAAAAATCACAGATGGTAAAGGTCATTACTGGCTAACTCAATATACAGAGCAGCTTTCAGTAAATAAGGCTAAACAAATCCAAGTGATTGCTGAGTTTGAAGGCGTGAGCTGGAACTTTGATGGAGAGCAGCTACTCTGGGTTAGTCCATTGCCGGGTGTTGCTTCACAAGTAGATGTCATTGAGGAAATATCAGCTGGTGTTGATGTTGAAGATGTTGAAGCTTGGCGTCAGCGTATGATGGAAAAAGAGGCTTTAGGCCAGATTCGTGATCGTGAAGCCGATCTAAAACGCATTGTTAAAGATGTGCCGGGTGTTGCAGATGTTTTTATTTTTCCTAAGCGTCGTGGACTGGGTTCATTAGACGTTGCAATCACAGCCGCAGGTAACCCACCAAACTCGCCAAGTAGTACTTTATTAGCTTTAGTTCAGGCTACCTTAGATGATTACAGTGGATTTTGGGGCGATGTAAGAGCTTATGCACCAACTAAAGAATATCTCAGCTTATCGGCAGTATTTTCTGGTACAGCAAGTGAAACAGAGGTTGACCGAGTCATTCGTGATTATATGGGTTTGCTAAAGCCGGGTGAAACTTTTGTTGCTTCAACAGTTGTTAGCCGGGTTAAAGCTTTGCAAGGTGTAACGGACTTTCAACTCACACCAGCAGGCAATCATGAACCTACAAACACGGTATTTACCACGGGTTGGCTCCGGATCGGCACACTTACGGTAGTGAAACAACTATGACTTTTGAACAGACTGTAGAGCTTTATGCTTCGGTACTTCGTCAATTACTGCCTGCTGGTGGTTATGACACTTCACCAGATACCAATATTGCAAAGGATATCTATGCCCATGCAAAAGTGCTGGCGCAAGCTGATATTGATGCAAAACGTATTTTGACTACGCTGGAATACATTCCAGAAGAATTATTGAATGAGTATGAAGCTGCTCTTGGTCTACCACTTAAATGCACGTTAAATACAACAAAAACAATTGAAGAACGTCTTCAGATCATCAAATGGGTTTTAGAGACAAAGAACGTTTTAAACCTTTCTTATCTTAAGCAGCTTTTGACTTTATTTGGTGTTGAGTTAATTAAGCTCGTGCGTTTCACACCAATGCAATGCACAGCCCCATGTAATTCACCTGTCAACACCGAAAGCCTACGGTTTAAGGTCAAACTCATTTTAAAGGCACCGATTAAAGCAGATATGGCATGCATTATAGAAAACTATTTACCAGCTTATTTGCGATATGACATTGAGGAACAAGTATGAAACGAATTGATAGTGTAAATGCACGGCCTGACGTGAACGGAGCTGGTAAAACTGGCTTTCATGACAATTCAGACTCAAACGGACAGGATGCAACTTATCTCACTCCCGATTGGCTTAATACAATTCAAGAAGAACTAGCTAATTTATTGGAGCTTAGAGGCATTACTTTAGATCCCAATAAACGTCGTCAGCTGTTTGATGCCTTGGCAGGTAAAGATGATGTAAACGCAGCACTCGCTATCGCTCAATCATTGATTATTGATGAGAGAAATGCACGTATTGAAGATTTAAAAGGTCACTTAGATGCCTTAAATCCACACCCACAATATGTTATGAGAAAGGATTTTAGATTGCTTTATAGAACATTGACCCCTGAAACCACGGTCAATCCTCGTATCTATACCGATGATCCTCAAAACTGGCAGATAAAGCATACAGTCGAAAATATGAGTGCTCATATCATGCCGAATGGAGTTATCAAACAGACTCTAAAGGTTAGAACAGTTTACGCAGACTATAATGCTCAAGTGTATCTACCAATAGGCATGTCTAATATCCTTAGTGTTTCTGCCCAGTATCAGGGTCAAAAAGAAAATCCAAACGGTGAAGATGACACAACTATTCGTTTGTTAGATATTTATAATGAAATAGTCCCTTTAGAAGACGGCTTACAGGAATGTAGAACAGTCATTAACTTCCGTTTTGACTATGTAAGCCCAAATACACCGGGTCAACGCGAACGTTTTGCTTATTTAGAAGTTACTGGTTTCGGTGCTTCAAATACTGATCTTGAGAACTTAAACAGCTATCCTTATCCGTATTACAACAACCAGAATGATTTAGATGGTCAAGTTGTTTATATCGATCAGAATCTTACTAACGTAAGCTTGCTTGAACTATTCATTCAGACTTACGGAGCGCCAACAGCAGCTACACGAGCTATTTTCGTTGTTTCAGCGAACGTCACTATTGTAGCTGTCACTTCAGGAAGCTGGTTGGCTGGCTCTAGTCGTCAAATCATTAACTATGGTCATATATATGGTACTGGTGGCTCTGGCGGTTACTATGATGTAAATACAGCTAAAGTTGGCGATGGTGGCACAGCAATTATTGCTCAGAATGACAGTAGCTTTATTGATGTACGTAACTACGGAGTAATTGCAGGTGGCGGTGGCGGTGGCGCAGCTGGTAAATCTGAATATTCAGTCGGTGCTCAGGAATATTATGCTGTTGGTGCAGGTGGCGGTGGCGTTCCATTAGGCACTGGTGGTATTAATATCAATCAAACAGCACCTGAAGGTAAAACCCTAGTGAATCTAGTTGGTACAGCAGCAACACTGTCTGTTGTAGGTAATGGAGCACACGGGACAGGTTTAGCAGCTGGTGACGGTGGGAACGTTGGTGAAGATGGTAAAGCTGGCGATTCAACACTTCAAAATGGTGTTGCTGGTAAAGCTGGATATATTTACCAAGGTAATGTCACAATCACGAATATTGGTGGTGGACTAGTGAAAGGTAGAACACCTTCTATTTGAAATAGTTTTGCATAATGTGCAACGAGATGATAATGCAA